AGCCCAACAAAGAAGGCCTTGACAAATGCCTGCTGCTCCACCCCGAACGCTACTGTCGCATTGCCAACGGCTTCCCCGTGAAACCGCTTGACAGCTCCGCCCAATAGCCCTTATAGTTCCGTTGGTTGACGGGAGGCCCGCAAGGGCCTTCTTTTTTCCACTTCCATACCCCCCCCCTGGCGACAGGCTCCTCATGGACAAAACCTCCCGCATTAAACAGTTCATTTTCAACGCTGGCCACAGCATTGTTTCAGTGGAATTCGTCAAGGCAGATGGTTCCCTGCGCAAGCTTCAGTTCAATCCTTGGGACACCAAGGAAATCAAAGGAACGGGCACGGCAATCAAAAAAACCAGTATTGTTCGTTGTCGTGATTTCTCCATTGCTCGTAAGGAAGGGCAAGGCGCTTGGCGTTCGTTTGATTGCGAGCGCGTGACAAGTATCAAAGCCAACGGTCAAACCCTCGTCTTCTGAACAATGCGCCTCTTTCGTAAAAACAAACCACGCATGTCAAATAGAGACAGAGTGTTGCTTTCTCGCTATTTACGTCCCGAAGGGCGACCAGTAGCAGAGGAGTTAATGGAAGAAGACGGCGTGATGCTTGAGCGCCTGTTTAATTACATTGGTAAGTTAGAAGGCGAAATAAAAAGCTTGTCCATTTACATCCACTCCCGAAATCTTTGAACCATGCCTCTCACAAAAACGCAACAAGCCATTGCCAGAATGGTTTCTGACAATGCCAGCCATAAATGGCAAGACTATAGCGCCAATGATCGCTCTTCTGCTCGCTCTTTTATTCTTTCCCGCGCTAATAAGCCCGCTTATAAAAGCAAGAAAGACTTGCTAATCACGCTTGCAGATGCTTTGCAAGATGATATTTGGAAAGTGCTTTAATGGCCCTCAAGGACAATAGACGAGAATTGTTTGCGCTTGTTAAAAAGCATGGCTTTGTCTTGCGTAGACAAACGAAGCATTATGTTTTTAAGCATTCTTCTGGCAAAACGCTTGTCTGCAGCAAAAGCACTACAGACAGGCATAGCTTAAAGAACGTGGAGCGCGACATCAAACGGCTTTTGTCTTTGTAACGGTTTGTGACAAAGGGGCCTAGCGGCCCCTTTCTTTTGTATTGTTCCCTTGTTCGCGCCCAAACCATGACCACAGTCCCCACCATCCACCTCAACGGCACCGGCTTCACCACACTGCGTGATGAATACGCTGCTGCCTACGATGCCATCGGAAAGGCAATGGAAGCACTTGCTGCAGCCACTCTCAATGGGCGCGATTACTATCCGCAGGAACCTGGCGCTTATTACAAGGCTCGCGCTGAGCGTGATGAAGCCCTAGACAAGCTTCGTGATGCCAGTATTTACGTTGGCGAAATGCTCGCTGGTATTTGCGACCAGCAGCGATAGTAGAGCTGGGCTAGGCTTCACGAGGCCTAGCCCTCACAGCGTGCTCCATCGCTGGTAACGCCCACAAAGAAATTGTTGGGAACACAAATACTATCATGCCTTTCCCCATTGGAACCCTCGTTGATCTTTACGATTCAGGCTTTCAACAATGGAGAGGCGAATATACAGTGGTGAAAATCACTGACACTGGCTTGCATAAAATCAAGAATACAAAAACCAATAGCCAGCAATTTGTCAAGGAAACTGTCCTGCGCATTGGCAGGCTTGGGCCATTCTCAATAAAGAGCCTCTATTGAGAATATTGCGGAATGTAACAGGCCTCGACGCAGGCTCCGTAATGCTGTATTGTTCTCTGCATGGGCGGCGACGCCCTTTCTTCGCTTTCCTTCCGTGGCAATCATCAACCACTCCGTCGAGCAGCTCACCGGCCCTGGCTACTGGACCAAATTTGAAGGGCTGGATCGCATCAAGATCACTGTCACCGTGCCGAACTGGCACCAGCCTTTCCCCACCCAGCAGAGAGCTGGCGCCGAGGATCCTCGCTCCCTTGAGCTGATTGGCCTGCTGCACGTTTGCCAGAGCTGGTATATCAATGGTCCCGTGATGGATCAATGGACCATCAGCACGCTCTCTGGCCCCATCAAGGTGCCTGCTGGCACTCGCATTGTTTCTGAGCCCGTACCTGAGCAATGGGCAGCATGGGAGCAGGAAGCCAGCGAAGGTACCAAGCAGTGGTGGGCCTATTCCAACGGACGCACGGCCTTCTGTTAAGCATTGTTGCAAAGGGGCGGAAACGCCCCGCTTCTCTTTTATTGTTCTTTCATGAGGCGCGAGCCTCCCTCTCGGCTAACCAGCAATGCCTGACTTCCTGCAAGACCTCAAGAACGGCAAAACCCTCAAAACTCATCACCTTGCCACTGGTGTTTGCCGCGCTTATAGCTATGACGCTAAGCACGATGAAGTGTTTGTTGAAACATTTGTTTTCGGCAAGCCTGGCGCCACTTCTGAATATCAAAGCTGGACAATGGGCATATTGCAGCTTCCCCTGGCAAAGCGACATAGCTCTTTTCAGACCAACTATTGAGAACCAGCCATGTCTTCCTATCTCGATAAGCTCGAAGCAGATCGCCAGGCTCAGCACAGCGGCTACGGCATTCAGCCCTATCTCTGCGCTGATGGCTCCCGCAAGTGGGAAGCCTATGGCTGGGAGCGCACCACAGAGCTTTCCATCCACACCACTTCCTATGGTCTCTTTGACCACAAATGGGAAGCTGAACAATTCTTCAACTCTTGCATTAACGGCTGATCATGGCCTTTCCCGTTAGTTTTGTCTCGGAAGATGAATATGGCGTGTCCTATGCTGCACGCACTTTCTCTTCCATTGAAGAACTCTATGACGAAATCCATGCTCTTGATGAGCTTCTTGATGAAGCTTCCGTGAGCAGAGCATATGTGATTAGGGCAGCTCTAGACCAGCTCAAGCAACTTGCCCTTTCCATCAAAGAAGAACCTCTCGCCACTTACGACCAATGATCACCACCATCAAGACTTTCCAGGACAACGGCCCGTATTTCTCCGCTACTAAGGGCAGCTACCAAGCAGCTACGCTACAGCAGCTCATCTTCCACATCAGGCTTGCCATGGAAGACAGAGAGCACATCATTGGCATCTTTGGGGCTGATGGGGCCTGCAAGGGCATCTGGCAGCTCGATATTGAAGGGCACGTGGACAGCGCTGGTGATGCCATCGTGGACCATGAAGCCTATGAGCTGCTACGCCCTGATACTAGGGAACAATGGATGTGGGGCAGGCTTCAGGAGGCCCTGGCCTAATGGGAACCAATTATTATCTTCATTCTCAGCAATGTCCTCATTGCGGCATTGCGTTAGAAGATGAAATGCACCTTGGTAAAAGCTCCGCTGGATGGTGTTTTAGCTTGCACGTTTACTTGGAATTAGAACTAAATGATTGGGAAGATATGTGGCAATATATTTGCTTTTGCGTGGAAGAAGACGGCCATCACTTGGAAAATGAATATGGCGAAATCATTTCCCTAGAACAGTTCTTTTCCATCGTCTGGGACCGCCATGAGCAACAGCCTCACGATGCAGAATGGCTACGCAAGAACCATGCAAAGCCAGGGCCTTTTGGCTTGGCTCGTCATATTTTTGACGGGCAACATTGCATAGGCAATGCAGGCTTAAATGCCCCTATTGATTATTTCATTGGAGAATTCTCGTGAGCAGACAAATGACGATCATTGGCCGCCTTGGCCCCATTCACTATCAAGAGCCTCCCAATGGCTCCGCCCATGCTTCCTTTGACATTGTTATCGACAGAGGCTCTAAAACTACTCCCGTACCTTGTGAAGCATGGGGCATCCTTGCAGAACAAGCTTTTTCAATGGACGAAGGGAGTTTAATTGGCTTAATTGGCACTCTCACCATTGATCGCACTGTTCGCATTGAAACCATTGAACATCTAGGCAGGCCTCTCTGATGATTCTCATTGATTTCTTTAACGAAGACTGTTGCAAAGGCACAGAACTTATTGAAGGTTGGTATTACTACAGCGATAGCGACGATCAAATTGTTGGTGGGCCGTTTGAAAGTGAAGAAGCGGCCATCAAGGCCGCTTTTGATGGGAATGGCTGGTAAAAATTTTGGAAACGATGGGAAGCGGTATAAAGAGACTTGCTAAAAGGCGGTATAGGGACTCGCCAGAAAATGGTATGGGGACTTGCTGAAACGCGGTATTATATAGACACTCTAAATAGCGCTTTTTCTAGTACATTTGTACTACTGGATAGTACGCCTGTACTACTGCTGCAATTGAGAATCATTCGCAATAAAGACTAGTACAAACGTACCACTATGCGGCTATGCTCCTATGCGCATACAGGCATACTAGTACAAACGTACCATTATGCTCCTATGCGGCTGTGCGCATACGATCATTCCAGCTTCCTGCAATTGAGAATCATTCTCAACTAGCCTCAGGCTCCTATGCGGCTATGCGGCAAAGCGCATACATTACGTTTTGTTTCAATAGGCCAGAGAGCCTCTGGCCTCCCCTCCTCTTCTCTTTATCGTCTCGATCGAGGCCGCTCCTCCTGGCCTCTGTCCCCTCGCTTCTCTTCTCATGCTCGCTCTCTCCCCCCATAGATTCCCCTCCTTCCCTCCTCTGTCTGACGCGATCGAGGCGCTCTCTTCTCTGCCATGGCAGGCTCTCGCCTCTCGCTCCCTCGAGGCTCTCCTCTTCTCTCTGGCTCTCTGCCATGCTCTCGCCTCTCGCCTCTGGCAACAGAGAGGCCGCTTCGCTCCCTTCCTTCGCTCTGTTGCTGCTCTCCTCGAGCGCCTCGCCGCTTCTCTGCCCGAGCCTCTCTCTGAGGCCTCCCCTCGCGCTCTGCTGATCGAGGCCCTGGCTCAAGCTGGCGAGAGCTCCTCTTCTCTGGCGAAGGCCTCCCGCTCTGCTCTGCTCAAGCGAGCCTCTCGCCTCGGCCTCCTCTGAGTTCCTCCTAGGGAGGCCTCGAGGCCTCCTCTCCTTCCTTTCTTTCTCTCGCTCTCCTTCCTATGGCCTCCTCCCACGAGCTCCTCGCCTCTGATCTCTCCTCCCCTTCGCTCTCCTGAGATGCTCCCCTCCTACGCTCGCGCTCTCCTCCTCGATCGAACTGAGGAGCTCGGCCTCGCCTCCTCTGGCCTCCCTCTCGTGCTCGAGGAGCTCGCTAGGTGGCTCCCCTCTGCCACGCTCGAGGCCTTTCTCTCTGACCTTGAGGAGATTACGGCCCATTGTAAAGAGATATGACAATCCGGCCGGGAGGCTCTGGCCTCCCTCTCCTTCCTTTCTATTGTCTCCTCAGAGGCGAGCGATCGCCTCGCTCTCTCGCTTCTCTTCTCATGGCTCGCCGCTCTGTCTCCTTCCGCATCATCGATGCACGCTCGGGAGAGCCTCTCCCTGGCTTCCCTTCCTTCCCCTCCTTCTCTGCTGCCCATAAGGAGCGGGGTCACGCTCAGGGCTCCGTCTCCTTCCCCCTCTCTGTTGCTCGGTTCTGAGCTCCTCCTAGGGAGGCCTCGAGGCCTCCCTTTCTCCTCCCCTTCCTTCGCTTCTCTTCTCATGCGCTCCCCTCTCTCCTCCTTCGCCTTCTCTGGCCTCCTCGGCCTCGGCTCTGTCCTATTCGGCCTCTGTTCTTTCTCCTACGCGAAGTGGGCCTCTGAGGCTCCTTCCTCGCAGGAGGCAGCCGCTCACGCTCTCCCCTTCCTTCTCTTCTCAACTAGCGGCGCCGCTTCCCTCCTTCTCTCCGGTGCTGCTCTCGGCGATGGCCTCGCTCAGAGAGGCAATCGCCGCTCTCGTCTCTCCTGAGGCTCTGGCCTCTCCTTCTCAAAGGGGAGGCCTTCTCTCTGTTCGCTCGCTTCTCTGCCATGCTCTCCCCCTCTGCTCTGGCTCTCTCGAGCGCTCCTCTCCTCTGTCTCCTCGCTATGTCGCGAGGCCTCGAGCTCTCCTTCTCTCAAGGTCTCTACGTTTTAAGCGAGCGCTCCTGCCTCTCCTCGGCCTCCTTCGCCTTCTCTGCTCTCTCTGAGCTTGAGGCCTTTCTCCTCTGGCTCCCTGAGGCCTCGGCCGAGCTCCTCCTCCCTTCGCTCTCCCTCTGAGCTCCTCCCCTCTCGCTCCTTCGCTTCTCTTCTCATGGCCTCTGCTCTCCTCGCTCCTCCCGCTCCCCTCAAGCTCGGCCGAGCTCCTCGGCTCCCTGCAGAGCTTCGCTCCTTCCTCTCCCGCTTCTCTCTCTCCTTAGATTCCCTCCTCACCTATGGGAGCGCCAACGCCAAGCTCGCGAAGGGGAGCGGCCTCGCCTTCTCTGCTCTGTTGCATCTCCTCCCCTCCCGCTCCCTCGCTCGAGCTCTCTCCCCTTCTCTGCCCGGCTCTGTTGCCGTGAGAGGAGAGCTTCCTGGCTTGAGAGAGCTCGCCGATCGCGAAGGCCTCACCGCTCGCGCTCTCCTCTTTAACGCTTGCCCTTTCTCTACTGAAAGTTGCCGTGATCTCTGTCTCGCCTTCTCTGGCCATGGTGGCCTCTCTACGGACGTGGCCTCCTGCCGTGCTCGCCGCTCCCTCGCGCTCCTCGCTGATCGCGAGGCCTTCGCTCGCTGTCTCCTATGGGCGGCCGGCCTCTCCCATAGAAAGGCTCGCCGCCTCGGCCTCCCCTTCGCTCTGAGGCTCAATGGCACGCAAGAACTTCCATGGCAGGAGGCTTGGCTCGCCGCTCGCCTCTCAACAGAGGAGGCCGCTCTCCTCTCTGAGCTATTCGGCGCTCCCATCCCCTCAGGCATCCGCACCATCCCCGAGGCGCTCGCCTCTGTCCCCTTCCTTTCTCTCTATGACTACGCGAAGGCGCCTCTGTTCGGCTCTGCAGGCCTCCTCGCCGCTCGCGAGGCCGGCGTGCACGTGACGGCTTCCTTCGCTGCTGATCAGGAGCGCTGCTCCTCTCGAGCGATCGACGCAACAGAGGCCGGCTTCTCTGTGGCCGTGCCAATCCTCCTCCCTAAGGGGGAGCCTCTCCCCTCCTCGCTCCTCCTGCGCGATCAGCACGGCCGAGAGGCGCTCCTCGAATGCATCGATGGGGATGCAAACGATCTCAGGATGCTCGATCCCTCTCCCGCTCCTGGCTTCTCTGGCCTCGCTGTGCTCCTTCGCCTCAAGCGCTCGCGAGGAGCGAAGCCCGAGAGCGCCTCTCGCTTCGCTCTCCCTCTCGGCTCTGGCTCCTGGCAAGCTCTCCCTGATGGTGGCTCCTTCGCCTTCTCTCGCTCCTGAGAAGCTCTCGCCTTTCTCCTCCTAGGGAGGCCTCAAGGCCTCCCGCTTCTCTTCTCTTCTCTTCTCATGGCCTCGGCTCCTCTCCTTCCCGTACGCTCCTCCTCTGGCGCTCTCCTCGGCTCTGTCTCCTCTGGCGAGCTCTCTCCTCTCCTCTCCTCTGTCTTGCGCTCCTATTGCGAGCGCCTCGCCTCAGAAGCTCGAGCCTCTGCTCTCTCTCGTGAGGCCTTCGCTCGAGGAGAGGCTCCCCTCCCTCCCTCCTCTGTCTGGCTCCTCTCTGACCGCCACTAGGAGCGCTCCCTCTCATGCTCTCCCCTCGCTGTCTCCCTTCCTCTCCTCTCCCTCGCTGTCTCCCCCTCTCTCGCCGCTCCTTTCTCCTCCTCCTCTCCCCTCCTCCTCGCCTCCCCCTCTTCTCTCGCTTCTCCTCTTGGTCTCGCCGCTCTGGCTGGCTCTCCCTCCTCTCCCTTCGCCTCCCTGGCCTCTGGCTTCTCCTCCTTCGCTCTCGCTCAAATCAGGAGCGCCTTAAGGAGCTTCGCCTCCCCCTCCCATAGCCTCTCGGCCTCCTTAGGTTGAGAGGCCTTCTCATGCTCTCCCCTCTCGCTCCTGTCTCGCTTCTCTGCTGGTCAAGGGAATATCCCCTATGCGCATAGCGTCATAATGGCAAGAATAGAAAAGCCGACCTTAGAGGTCGGCTTTTGGCTGTCAGTCTAGAGGGATCTCTAGGCTCTCGAGCTCGGCGATCGTGACCTTGACGCTGGCTAGCGTTTTGGCTGTTTTCGCTTGGCTCTGGCGATCCTGCTCCTCGAGCTCGCGAAGGCGAGCGGCGAACAGGGAGGCGATCGAGACGGTCATCTGAGGAGGTTTCAAGGTGCGGCGAGACGGTCGCCCGTCTCATGCTCAAATCTAGTCGAAATCTTGCCAGATTCCCGCAATTGTCATATTTCGTAACATTAGTTTTTCTGATGGTACAAACGTACTATTATGCGCTTATGCGTGTAGGCGCATAGAGCAGTAACCGGCTTATGCGTGCAGACGCATGTGGGCATACCTCTTCAAAAAGTGCAATTAAAAATGATCTACTTTTTTCGACTTTGTAGCACTGCGAACATATTCCACAAGGAGGAGGAGGTCGTCTAGGTTCATATTGCTTTTTTTGGCATTCCATTTCCAGCCAATAATTTTGACATTGCCTTTGACATAACCTTGAGACGAGTCGATGCGATCTAGTGACGGCGTTGCGAGGGGCAGAAATTTGTCCGCGTTTAACTGCCTATCCCAATCAAAGGGGAGTCCATCCACTGGACAATGATCAGTTGCAATGGATTGCAAATATTGAAGGTTAATATTAAATTCAAGGTTATTTTCCTTTGCTCTGGACTTAGCGCTACGAAGCATTGTTTTCAAATAACCTTCCTTCCCTGTTCGCTGTTGCTTTAGTTTTGCAAGAATTGTCTCGCGATTAGATTGATAAGACTCTCGCTTAGATTGCTTAACGCGATCTTGTTGATTTCGGCGCTGCTTTTGCGCTTTTAGCTTGTCTGGATTATTTTTCCCCCATTCGCGCCGCGCAATGCCATTGCACTCCAAGCAGTAGCTACCTAATCCATCTTTTTTAGTTTTATTTTTCGTAAATTGCTTAGCCGAAACAATTTGCCCACATTTGATGCACTGCTTTTCCAAGAGAAGCATGATGAACCTATTGCTAGCAAAATCTTAACAAGCAAAAAGCTAGTTGCCACACGCTGAATCAAGCCTCGCAGAGGCGCAGATGAAGCGTTCAAGACAATGGTTAAGCTAGTGAGCCTCCCCAAGGAGGAGAACGATGGACAAAGAACAAGACGAAACAATTTGCATCACTTTCCTTTCCATCGCTCTTTTTCTTGAGAAGGCGGCCCCAATGGCCGCCGTTGCTAGACCCTATTGCAATAAAAAGCTTTTTAACACTCTCCTGGCAGCGACGCGCACGAAGGGAAGCCCTTTACTTAGGAACAGGACCAGCCTTTTGTTTTTCGCTGCTCGGAGGGAATGCTCGCCTTTGGGGCTCGCGGTCATGATCGAGCAGCTTGCTTAGCCTTTTGTCAGTAGACGCTCCGCCCTTGGGGGCTACGCTCGCTTGAGGCTCTCGTCTGAGGAGCGTCGTCTTGCTGCGGAGCATTCCAAGCAGTTGTCAGCGGCTCCGCTAAGGCTATCGTATCTCGCACTGTGGCTCAAATGTGGCGTTTTCAGTATCGCTATGATACATTTCTCCAAATTTCTTTCGCTTTTTTTAAGATTTCAATGGGGAGAGGAGATGCGGCGGAAGAATGTATTAAAAACGACTTGCACAGTTCTCGATAACGACTAGCGTGAGATGATCTTCGCAAAGCATCAATGTTTGGTCTGCCTGATCGCCAGCCATTTAACATTGGCCCGTATAAATTGTGGCCTTGCTTTAGCAAGCCAGAGTTTCGATGGTTTGCCGCCATTGATGGGAAGCCTCATTATTTCCGCACGACGAACGAGGCTCGCTTGTTCGTAAACGATTTGCTTTCCATGGAAGACTCCGAAGGGCTTTGCGATTGAGGCCGTTTGCGCTAGCCTGCCTTGGTTGATTCTCGGGGGACCATGGTCCCCTTTTGTCGTCTTATGAAGCTGAAGGAAAAGGCAAAATGTGAGCCGATTGCTCGGACAGGACGCGTGCAAGATTGGCTTGATGACCCTGAAAGCAGGCTTGCCGTTAGCTGCACCACTTTTGTAGTGGATGATTCAATGGAAGGGCCAAATGGCATT